GTACCAAAACATTGATTTTCCAAAAATTGAAAATTTACGGCTTAGAAATTCGCCCTGGTTATCGGTATAGTTGCCGTTGCTGTCTTCATATTTGAGTACTGCAAAATTGTGAAGCCCCACCGGCCACCCGTCTTGTAACAGCCTGCCTGTTGCTGAGACAAGCACTTTTTCACCCTCTTTTGGCTTGAATATTTGATACATGTTCCAAGCGGGGTTCCTGATTACGCCCCAGCGATATGCTACTTTAAAAAGTTGCCAGGCGTTTAGGTTTTGAACTTCGATTCCGTTGACTGTTTTCCACCATTTTTCGCCATAATCATCTCCGGCAAGCTCCACGACTTTGTCATCAAGAAATATCCATATAGGGGTTGCCAGTGCTTTTAAAAATGAAGTTTTACCATAACGTGCCTTACGTAATGGGTTGCGCAGCAAATATGCCACGGGATAGAGTATGTATGCCAGTAATGTAAAGGTTCCGGCAACGATTATGGCGTAAAACGCCCAGCGAAAGATGCTTAATGTTTTCATTTTCTTCTTGTTTTAAGCCAGATATAAGCAGCAAAGGCATAACCGGCGATTAGAAATAATAAATATGGTGTCATCTGCAGTCGATTTCAGGTTTAGTTAATTTTTTAAGGCATACCCCGCAACGTATAGCTGTGGTTTCACAATTGACCACCGAAGCGATCACACTCAAGTACCTGGACTCTTTTGGGTGCTTGCACTCTGTGATGGTGCCGGCGGGGTTTAGGTTATTTTTCATTTGTTTTCTTTAGGTCTTTCAACAGTTTTTTGGCATTAATACCGAGATAACTGTCATAGGTGCGCTTACTTATTTTGTATTGAACCTCGATATACTTGTGGTAAATCTCTTTGAAAAAGAGGCCTTGCTTACGGTGTTTTATAGTAAGCTCCTGTATCTCTATGATTCGTTTATAATAATTTTCTTTGTTGTAAGCCATTTATAACTATATTTGCCTTGGGCATCGGGGCTTGGGATAGTTATTTCAGGCTCTTTTTTTTTAGTTATTGTTTATATTGGGTATTCCGGTGGCGTGATGCCAGGCTTTGGTTCCTACTTTTTTTGCACTTCTGTCAAAATTGGCTTCTATGCCCCGGAATTGTCTTATCAACTGGTCCAGTTCTTCATAATCATAAGCGTGCAGCTCTTTTTTAAATATGCTTTTGTTTTTCATCCACAGGTTGAATTTGCTCCAGCTATCGGGTTCTTTAATTCCGGTTCTGGTGGCAATGGTCAGGACGATGCTGCGTTTTTTTCGCATTTCAATATCCAAACCTGTGGCCGCTGCTTTTTCTTGCAAACTTGCACATATCGCGTCCATTTCCTTGTGGGTTAATTCCCTTACTGATCGCGTCCTGCCCGAAGTGGCGTTGTAAATCATCTCCCGGCGCAGGTCTTCTTTAATACCTGCACGGTTGATAAGTGTCATGAGTTGTTTTATTGTAGCCATAGTTACTATTTTTGTTGCTGCCGGGGACTCGAACCCCGGTGCCTACCTGTCAGCTATTAGTTCAATCTGTTTTTATGCAGTTTTGCATTGTTGATGCACCTGTGAAAGATTTTAGCTTCCATTGGTGTGAGCTCTGTTTTGGCCACCCAATTGCCGTTCATATCCATTTGAATAATTTTGCCGTTGACCTCATAATTTCGGTCATCGATTTGCTTGATTTTCACTTTCATATTGATGAAAAATTAAGAATTAAGTTCTTCCAATGACCGCTTTCGGTTTTGACCTTAAACTCATAGCCAAAACCTTTGAGGTGGTTGCCATAACTTTCTTTAATAAGCTTGAGGCCTTCTATCCATCGTTGATCATCAAACTTGTCGGTGTGCTGAAATAGCGACATAACACGGCTGTACTCCAAGTCGCCTTTTTCATTGCGTTGCAGGAAGCCCATCAGTATTTCATAAAGGTCTTTATCTCTCTTTTTAATAGTGTCGCCAAGAAAATCCTTAATGAGTTCAATGGCTTTGGTGCTGCGCTCGTCCCAACTTGGTTCTGTATCACGCCTGCGGGTAACGCGCATGCTGCCGTCGCTATGCGTGATGGTAAAACCACCCTTACTGTTGCTCCTTAACAAGCCATAATCTGAAAGCTTTATGGCTTGGTCATCCATCTCGATGTGGCAGAATTGTTTAAATTCTTCCAACTCCCGGAACATGGTTTTTGCCGTGGTTATGATAGCTTCTATTTTTTGATCACGGTTCGCCTCATAGGCTTTGCGTTCGGTCTCGGCTTTTTTGGCTTCGGCTGCTTTGCGTTTTTTCAGGAACTGCTCCAGTTCCTGAGTGGTCATCTTGCTTAAATCTTGTGTTTCCATACTTTTTAGTTTAAAATGAGTTCATTTGCTTTATCGACAAGGTTGTCGTATTCATTAAATAAATAGTCCGAAACATCATCCCAGTCTATTGCTTTTGCTTTTTCGTATAGCTTTTTAAGGGCTTCCGTGTCCTTCCTTTTTAAGGCGTCTTTCAGCCTTACGATGAGTTGGTTTGCTTTTAGGTTTTGCTCGCTCATTGGTTTAGATTTTAATTGAATTGAGGTTGTTTTCTTCAAGCTCAATAAGCTTGTTTACATAGTAGTTTCGCTTGTGCACGTTCTGCCTAAACTGATCGTGTTTATCGTTTTGAGGGTCTTGAAGCCATTTGTTGAGGCTTATTACCCTGCGCTCTAAGTATTCTTTGGTTACTGTCATTAGTAAAGGTTTAGATGATTAAACATTTCGTTCCAGCGGGTTTTGGCTATTTCACCTGAGTAGGCCCGCACTATTTTTCCTGCTTTGTTTTTGAGCAACACAAGCATTTTTCCGTTTCTGTAGTGTAGTTCCATGGCTTACAGTTCAAAGAGTTCATTGAGTAATGCAGTGGTAACTTCTTGGTTAGACTTTTCGGCTTCTTCAAGGGCCGTAGTACAGATGTTTTTCAGACTGTCAAAATCATTGACCCTGTTGATAAGCCATTTTTGAGCCGGCTTATTGGTGATTCCCAATTGGTCGCAAATAAGGGTAATGTCTTCTGCGATGGTTGGTGAAAAGTAAGTCCACCCAAAGGACCAACGGCGGTTGGTTTGTATGAAGCCGTTCTTGCGACGTTCTGCACCCTTGAACAGCATTTTTTGAACGTCTATACCAATGACCACAATGGCCACGTGGTTTTCAAGCGCATCGGCTATGGTTTTGATGGTGGGGATGTTGCTGGCTTTGGTGTTTTCAAACTCATCAATGATCAGTATGGGGTCGCCACCGGTGTTTTTTAGCTTTTGGCACACGTTTTTAACGATGGTGGCCTTGGTTCCGGTGGTGGGAACACCCACTTCTTCAGCAAGACGAACCGTAAATTCTTTGGCATTCTCGATACCGCTGCACTTTACCAAGAAAACTTGTGTGGGATATTTGCGCTTGTATATAGTGGCCGCATAGGTTTTGCCCAGACCGGTGTCTCCATCAATGCCCAAACGTGATTTTTTGGCTCGAGCGTTTTCAAAAGTGATGATGGCCTGCTTAAAATTGAAGGTGTTGAAGTGCTGCCAGTGGGTTTTTTGCAGGGGCAGGCCTATGGCAGTGGCAATGGCATGGTAGTATTTGTCTGCAATAGCCACTTTGCCAATTTTGGGTTTTGCCTGTGCAATTTGATTGACGTAGGCTTTGTCAACACCTGCCAGTTGTGCCAGGGCCACTTGTGTGGTGCTGTTTTGGGTTAAATACCTGTTAATTGCTTCAGGTATGACCTCCAGTTTTTGATTTTGTGTTAGTTTTGTCATAGTCATTAATATTAATTAGTAAATTCCTGCCATTCGGTATCGTTGAAGTCTCGGTCAACGCGCTGTTTGGCAGATTTTTTTATTTGTCCGTTTTGATGGTCCTCGCGCAAGGCGTTATAGCTTTCTTTTGTGCCGCCAAATGCCATGTGCTGTTCATAGTTGAGCCCTTCAATAACTTCACTAAGTGACTCTGTAAAGGCATCGGCTTCTGAGGTTTGTTTTGTTTTGCGGCCGTTCAATCGCTTGTAGGCCTCTTCCTGTTCCGAGGTGCGCTCTGCATGCGACTGTGATGCTTTGATGGAAGGTGGGCAGCTCATTATAAATTTTCCATCAAGGGTGTATAGGTCTGCCATTTCTTCTGTCCATACCACTTTTACTTCAGCGCCATGGGTATATCCTGTGGCTTTGGCAATAAGTTCTGTTCCGGCACCGCCATAGTCCGGTATTTCAAACTGGTGCATGGTGGTGTCGTTGTAACCGGAAGATGTATGTACGTTCACATACCCGCGCATGTAGCTTATATCAACCTTGGTGTGCTTTCCAAACAGGTAGCGAAGTACCACAGGTTCCATAGGCTTGCAGTCGGGGTGTTTGTTTTCAAAGCGTTCAGCCGGGGTCACGCCGTCACGTAGTTTGGTATGGTTCCATCGTTTGATCAGGTCGTGCATTTGCAAAACAGCCTCCTCATAAGTGGGCAGGTCTGCAATGTTTAAATCATCTGTATTGGCTTGACCCTCAATAGAGCTGTCCCAACTGGTGGACAGCATATTCTTGATGTCTTTTAAATGACGTTTAAAGAGGCGGAATTGTGTTTCTGCCGGGTTGGCTTGTGAGTTGCCACTTTCTATGGTCCTTACTTTGTTGAAGGCAAGGTTAAGCACCTCTTTGCTTTCTTTGGAGGTGAAAGACCCGTGGTTGTCCGAAATAAACTCAAACAGCGTTTGTATGCCTGAGTTTTCAACGGCTATTTTCAGGGCGTTGCGGGTCATTTCAGAAGTTTCAGTACTTGAACCTTTGTCTGAAGGAGACCATCCGGCAATAAAACGGCTGGCCACATCTGCCATAAAAACTATATATAGGTTGCGTTTTACCAGTTTACCGTCTGATCTGCGGAACTTATATGCAATGGTACCGGAACCGTCACCGGCAAAAAGTGAATGTGCAAATTGCAGTTTTTCTTGAGTGACATAGGTTAGGACGTGTTTTTTGTAGTAGGTTTCGCCGTGTCGGGCTTTGGCTGTGCGAAATTGGTTGTTAAATCTTGTCAAATGATGACAAAATGTGCGGTATGCCACAGGCTCAAGGTCAAAGGTTTTGATGTCTTCTATATAATAGCGTTCCCACAACTGGCGGATGTACTCCTTGGTAGAACCGCCGGGATTCATATAGAGTTGGAACATCAATGCCTGGTGGATGTCAAAATCATACATTTGCCCGGTGGTTTCATCAACCAGAGGGTATTTACCCACAATTTGCGCATTGACATTGCCATATTTGCCCGAAACAAAAAACCCGCGTTGGGCAGCGAGGGTGTGGCAGTGTGTAAACTCTACCACCTTATTGCGCAGGTATGCAGCTGAGGAAATATTGAAACCTTCTAGTTGCAGGGGCGTTAACAGGTCTGCACACACGCCCAAAAAGTCTTGTTTTTTATGCAGGCCCAGGGCTTTGTAGCGGTCGCCTTTCAATTGGCGGGCTATATAGTTGCACCACGCCCGGGCGGTGGCCAGTTGTGTGGCTTGGTGTTGTGTGAACACCACCGGGCATTCATACATATAGTATCGGGTATCGCTATTATCAACAAGGGTGTGCACTTGGGTCTTTATGATGTTCTTGATCAGGTTTTCTTTTTGGTTGCTTCGGGTGGCCAGCAGGTCGTTGTATGCTTCTATAAGCTCTGTCTTGGTGCCGAGCTTGCTGCGGTAGTGGGTGGGCTTACGGTCGGGGATACAGGCATAATCATAATAGAATGTGCCGTTTACCTTAGCCCACCTCCACGCCGCACCTGTATGTGGCAAGTAGCTGCCGTATTTGTAGTGGTGTTTTATGGATTTTTTGAACCTATTTCTGACAACTGTTCGTAGATGCTCTTCTGCTATCTCACATTCTCTGATAATTAACCCTTGGCTCACCCACAAGGTGGTGCTGCCTTTGTACGTGCGAATGACGATGTCTTGTGGGTGAAGGGGAAGGGTCATAAATATTAATTAATTGTGGCCATATGCCTGAGAAACTGCTTTTGCTTTTAGTTTTGTGCCGGTTCAAGTAATTTTTGAAACTCGCGGTATTTTTCCATGATAATTTTCCCGCCTTTAGAGGTTTGGGAGCGTTCGCCTCGTACTACCTTTTTGCAGTACTCGCCACTATAACCGGTGGCTTCTGAAAGTATGGCCCATTGGCCTGTTATTCTTCTTACTCGTGTCATATTTAAAATATTTAGTTACTTTTGTTTAATTGTTGAGTACAAATATAAACGAAATATATCGTTTAAAACAAATAAATATGCAACTTTTTTCGCCTATAAAGAATAGAATACTCCAATATATTGATTATATAGGTGTTAGTAAGTATAAGTTTTATCAAGATACTGGTATAACCAGAGGTGTTTTGGATAAAGAGAGTGGTATAAGCGAAGATAACATAGCGAAATTTATCGCCTATGCAACAGAAATAAATATAGAATGGTTACTTACTGGAACAGGTGAAATGATAAAACGAAATGTGCAAGAAAAGTCCTCAAATGAAATGAGGACAAAAATGAGGACATTTTCCAACAAAACGAAAAGTGCAAAAAATGTGACACTTTCAAAAGATGATGAGGGTAGTATTGGAGAGGGGTTTGGGGGAAAAGGGTCAAAAACTCGTAGCCTTATTGAAGATGAAGAGAACGGCATACCATTAATCCCAATTAATGCTATGGGTGGCTGGGGAACCGGAGAGCATCAGGTAATGGAATATGAAACCAAAAGGTATGTGGTCCCTGAGTTTACTGAACTTAATGTTGATTTTATGATACGTGTAAAAGGAAGTAGTATGACACCTAAATACAATAGTGGTGATCTTGTAGCTTGTAAAAAGCTATCTCTCAATGATATATTCTTTCAGTGGAATAAGGTTTATGTATTAGATACAGTTCAAGGAGCTTTAATTAAACGAATAAAAAAAGGGAAAGAGAAGGATACACTGCTAATTATAAGCGACAATGAAAGATATGACCCTTTTGACCTTCATTTATCTCAAGTAAACTCAATTGCTATAGTTGTCGGCGTTATTAGGCTTGAATAA